TCTAATTGATGTTGGCATTAGACGAATCTCCCCTGTTGAACGGATTGTAAAACGCGGTCTAATTTAGGATTCGGTTGATTAAAATTATACCCAGCGGCCGATATTTTACTAAACTGATCATGGGCCTTATCAAATCCATAGGTTCTTAAAATATCTTGCATCAACCTAGTCGCACTTTCATTTCCAGAACGATAAGTATTATCAATCATCCGACTTACTGTATTTTTTCTTTCCTCTCTTTGTGGATTACTTCCTGGACCACCGCCCAGAATTTCACCAGCTCTTTGGAAAAGAGTGTCCATATCGAAATCACTCATTCCGGAAGTCTTCAGAGCCACAGCTAAGTTAGCTAAGTTAGATTTCTTTGATTCTTCGAATTCGGCTTTAGCAAGACCATAATTCTGCTCATTCACCAACTTTTTAAAATCCATATCCTCATCAAATAATTGTTTACTGAAAAGTCTTTGCGTTTGAGCTTCACCGGATTGAAATTTTTGCCCGGCTTCTCGTTCTCCAGATGCGAATTTTTGGGCTGATTCTCTTTCAGATGTTTGATATTGCCTTGCCTCTTCAACTTCCTTTTGCCTTTGTTGCTCTCCGGCTTCCGCAAACCCAATATCTTCTAAACCTTTCTGTGTCGTCTCTTGTAATTTACTCGCCCCCTCTTCTTGAGATTTCAAATAAGCACCGCTTCTCAACATTCCTTGGGACGCAAAACGTCTCTTAATAGCCTCTTCTTGCTCCTGGCCAGTCTTAGCGGATTCTTCTTTAAGGCGCTTTCTTAAAACATCAAATCTAGCGGTTGTGGCGCTTGGATCGTATGCCATTACCTTATCCCCCTCTTATTGTAGATGAATGACCCATCAGAAAGCACGTGGAAGGCTGAATTAACCACGTTCTGATTATCAAACCGAAAACTAATCTTCTTTCCAGATGCAGGGCCTAAATAAATTGTTACCTTCTTACGATTCGTAGCACCACCCCATAAACTCGTGCCCCAAGTCATAGCACCCCATAAGGATCCGCCTGGATTTAAATCAATTTGATTAGTAGTGCCCATGGATGTATCAGCATCAGTCCTATGACGCACATTCATGAAGAATGCACCAAAAGTCTCTACGGTAAAATTAGCCTGTCTAAAATCCTTTTGGTTTTCTGCATGTCCTTTATGCCCTGAGAAATCCTTACTCTGCCAGAAAGAATTAATGGCTGTACTATCGTCATTATAAGTCCCAGCCAAATCTAATTGATAAACAAAACCATTGGCTGTTGCAGCTTGAGCGTAAATTTTCCCGGCATAAACAGTGAAACAGGTAATATTAAATGGATAATAAAATGGCATCCATGCCCCGGTCTTTGGATCTTTATCTCGTCTCTGAAAATCGAATTGATAGACTACATCATTCGTTGTGGATGACGAACTAGACGGTACCGTAAACCAAAGTTTGTTATTAAATTCAATTCCAGAAGCATTTGTGGCCAAAGACTTTAAGAATTGAAGGACATCAGGTTCTATTTCTTCACTCGAAGCGTCCGAATAAATCCCGGTTACGGAAGTATCTATGGCATTGGGCACTGTATTAATACCTGCAAGTGTATAAAAACCTGAGATACTTCCGTATCTTTTGCCTAAAAACATTTGAAGCTGATTAAAATCGGCTATAGCAAAATGACTTGCGGCACCGTATTTAGAAAGCGTCTTTATTCTTAACCAATCCGCAGGATCAGTGGTTTGTAAATAAAATGCCCACACCGAGTAATCCTTATAATAGGCGATATTATCGGCATGGACTGATAACCCAGTGCAAACCTCACCATCCCCATCCCCAACCAAAAGGAAATTTGTAGTCTTTACGACAAATGGATTACCAAGCTCAGAATAATAAAGAGTGCTTTTCTCAATGTTATCTACCAACCACAATCTTTCCTGATGTGCCTGTCCAAATTTCCAATTGGATGGTTCACCTTGATCCGTTGGAGCAGTAGCTCCTAGATTAGCCGATGTGGTTTCATCTAAATAAGTTGTTGTCGTATTATCGTTTATGGTAGTGACCAATTTGAAACTTCCACCACTTCCGGAATCTTTTCTATAAATCTTTCTTGCTGCCACTCCAAACGATGTTGGAGCTAATGGAATAGAAGTAAGAGAAACTGTCGCCGTTGAAGCAATGGCCAATGTCGTTGTTTGAGCCGAAACATCCCCTTCAACGACGTAACTATTCACATAAGAAACTTTATAAAGGACATCTCCGGTTGCGGGACCAGAGACGCCGGCTGTTCCAGAGGTATCCGATGGTCCACTATTTGGCTGTGGAATTCCATGTCTAGTAAACTCAGTCCCATTCCATTTATATGGCTTACTCCCACCATTTCCAAAGAATGCCAGGTCTTGATACATCATCATGTCAACTCTTGTGCCGGCCGTAAAAACACTCTGTGCTGATGGAACAGTGATAAAAGATGTTCCGCTAAGTCGATACATCGACCCATTCCACCAACCTAGCATTTCCTCATTACCGTTTTGATACCTGGCTGTGAAAAGACCATTACCAGCGAATGATCCTACACTGGCAGTATTGAATTTTTTACTCCCTAACCTGGTTTGCACTCCACCCAAATCATCAAAAACACAGTTCTGTGCTGATGGCGATTCATTATCGGCAATAATAGACGGATCATATTTATTATTCTTTCCGCCATCGAAAGAAGTTAATGGATAGACTATGCGAAACGAATCATTCATTTACACGTTTCCGAAATTAGTTGTGATGCCGCATTCTTCTGTTTGTACAACCACAAATCTATCTGCACGTCTTCGTCTTTTGATCAAATCTCTCATTGATCGAACTCCATTATCATATTTGGAATTCCAATATAGAGTTAATGGATGCCCTAAATCCTTAGGTGTCATTTGACTGGTTAATCCATCTACCAAGACATCATGAAATTCTGTAGGCACTGTTGGCGTATCACTAGATGCCGGAATGGCGGTGGGTATTTTGTAGAGCCAAAATTTTAAAACTAATGCCGACGTATTAGGGGTTGGATAGAGACTAACCGTAGTCCCAAAGATTTTGTAATAAGTAGGGGTACCAGTCGGTGCAGTGCTAGTATTAAATTGCAATTCGTCCCATTGTCTTTCAGTGACATATTGAAGCTTTTTACCATCGTAATTAAGCCTGCTTATTGCCAGAGCCCCACTGGGAAGGGAATAATCGGCTGTACTAGCAGTTGAAGTGACCGATGAATCAGTCGCCTCTATTGCATATGTTTCACGTGCAACATAGAGCATGACTTGATACAGCTTTACCAAAAGCTCTGTATTAGACCATAAACTATCGGTAACAGCGTTGAGGTTATTCCTCGCTGATTCGATGATTTGAGCACAAGTCATTTTTCCCCCTTAGGAGAAAAACTTTTTCTTCGTCTGAGGCTCGTCTTTAACCTTTTGGGCCTCATGTACCTTCGAATGAACTTCTAATTCAGAGGCCGTTTTAAATTCAGTGCCACAAGCCATACATTTAGCTGTTTCAGTCTGCGTCATTTCTGGTGTGACATATACTTTCCTTAGCATCTTTATCGTAATATCATGGCCCCGACCATCACGGCGTAAACCTGGAAATTTACCCATGAATAAAGTGGCTTCCGAATCTTCCATCTCAACATATCCCTTCGCAGGGACGATTAATTCCGAATCTCGGAAATTCTCTTTATAGTCTTGATGATGATCGTTATAAACTCTAACCATTCTTGTTGGCATTTAGTCCTCCTAATTTAAATCTTACAACCCACAAATAATTTTATACGTTTGACCATTATCCACAGTCACATCCGTTTCCACTTTAACGAATTGAAGTCCACGAGGAAGTGGAACGATGTGATTACTGCATGAGCTGTGCACGTTCCAAACGACTAGTGCAGCCGCTTGTGTAGACATGGTCACCGGCACGACAGTTACACGTCGATACGTCCCACCAGCGGAAACTGCGGCCTGTATATGATGTTGTGCATTGGAATTCATTGAAGCGATTTCCAAATAAGCACAATCCCACGCCTGACCTAAGTTAGCTTCGCTAGAGAGTGTTCCACCTGAAGCCATCGTAACCGTAAAGACCTTAACTGGTCCGTAACTCATATTATCTCCCAAATACAGTGACAATAAACTGATCACCGGAAACAACACCACTAATACCCAATACACCCATCGATTGAACTCCGGAAGCGTTTGAATTGATATAACATTTAAATCCGGCTGTTGAAGCCGATAAAATGCCGATAGCATGAGCCACAACGACTTTTAATCCAGTTTCTACCGTTTGTGTTGCTGCATCAGCCGTTACTGCCAGATGATGCACTCTTTCGTTTCCAAATACTGTTTTACTTGAGCTAACCGTGAATGCCATTTAGATTCTCCTTTTAAAAAAGAACTAGTTTGTTGTCCACCGAAGGATCTTCACATTGACCCCTCATGTGATGTGTCAAATCATACATCGAAATCACATCGGCTAGAGCAATTTGCTGGAGCTGTTGAATGTTTCCATTATGATAGCTGCCGAAAATTCCACCTTCAGTTGAGTTGATATAAAGTCCAGGGATTGAACATATCCTGGATTCAAACCAACATTTGAAATTGTAATAAGAATCCCATGTTTTTACCCTATTGCCAAAAACATCGGTCGCTTTAATTACATGGCCCAAATCCTTATCATACTTAGATTCCCAACCATGGAATTTATTGTCATAGGAAAAACTAAAATCCGCTCCTACAAATATAATTGGGTTAGCTCCGCAGATGGCTTTCGCGATATAAAAACAAGCCCCTAAAACATTCCCTCCGGAACTGACCATCATATCGAATGGTTCAACATTCCAAATAGCTTGAGTGATTTCTTTAGATGGGATCGGAGCATTAAACCAAACCACCTCACCTTTCCATTTCGATATCAAATCCGGATGAGAGCCGATAAAGGCACACAACTTCTTATCTTTAGTGCTTTCCAAATACTCTTCGCTTGTCTTAGTCCCGCCTTCGCAAATTTCATCTATGGTCACGTGTCCAGAATCTAAGTTGACATAGAAATCCGGTGTGATGCCCCTGTCCTCTAAAAAATGGTAGTTGTGTAGACATGAAATTATTGGGATTCCCTTAGTATCTTTTAAGCAATCGATATTCTTTTTAAGAGATGGTCCAGAGCCAACGACAATACACGGTTTTAGAGTATGCCGATTAAAACATTTGCCCAAGTGATTCTTCTTAAATGGTCCGTATAAACGGTGATTCTCTTTAGTCTGATTAATCCACGTGTCTTTCCACGTTTTGACTGTTATCTCATCATTTGAAGCCGCTTGAGCCATAAGCTGAGTAGGACTTTTAGGTGGATGTGGAATATAAGTTTGAAATTCCAAATCAATTTTAATATCAACAATCATCGAATTTACCCCCAGTAAAACCGGCTCGGGCCTCAATCGAGGCCCAAGCCGAAATAATCAAATTAAGATAGCGAGAGCCGTAAAAGACTCAAGCTTGCGCCTGTACCACCCGAAGCACCAGCGGAAAGAACTTTTCCGATGATATGTCCGTGGTCGATAGCACTCGTTACGACTTTTACGTCGGTGACAAATGCACCGTCAGCTCCCATGTAGGTAAGGTCATTGATTACTGGGGCAGTTGATACGCGACCATTCTTTGCGTCAACAACACCCTTTTTCAATAACCATCCGTAAGTTCCACCCGCAATCGTGACGTGCTTACAGAACCCCGCACAGAACTCACCGCTTACGACACCCGTGGCAACGACTGAGAAACCCGATGTTCCCGTATAGACCGCACCGTATCCCACTGGGACCGTAGTGCTCGCATATACGTACTCGTATTCCTCACCGTTATGCCAACGGCGTGTGCCCAAGTCGACCGTGTTTGTGGCTGTTACTGCGCTTACTGATTCGAACCCAATAGGGGCAACACCATAGAATGACATAATTTACTCTCCTATTAAGCCGTTAAGGCAGTTAGAGCCGCGTGCATACGATTATTGGATGATGCTAAGACCATCATCGCAAAGATGTGTGCAACACGAACGTTTTGGTTAATTGGCTTCATGAACGGTTCAAACCGGAAATTCTCGTCTTTATGGACGTAAAGGTCCAGATAATCTTCGTTCAAGAAGATAAAATAACCACTTGGGGCCTTCGAATCAGCGATAACAGGAATTCCGTTGAACATAAGCGAGGTAAAACCCGCCTCTGCACTTTCGGAATCCATGAACCGCTGTTGCGGTTGGAGCAGTGCGTAGTAACGGTCGTAATTGGCCGTTGTACACAGTGCCAACGTCGGGGGTTCCCCTTCGATAGCACAGTTACTCCATTGCGATTGCAGCGCCGAAATCGTTAGCGTAGTAGTGGACGAATCGATATTCGCCTGCCACCACGATTGCGATGTTTGGCTGATACCGCCGTAAGACGCTGAGACAGACAGAAAAGAACGTAGACCTAAAATGGCCTTAGCGTTTGTTCCTGCGTTGTACAGGTCTCCTGCGATAGTGTCCTTTAGGGACTTTTCCGCAATCATGACTTTGCTTTTAACAAAGTCCACTTTTTGCGCTTCGCCAGAATTGCGAAGTTCATCACGTCGTGAAATCGCAATAGACGCATAAATTTGCGCCCACTGGAATTCAGCTGACGAGATGGTATCATTATCCGTATTGTCCAGAGTTTCAGCTCCCGAATACCAACCCACAGCCGTAGCTTGGGCATAGTTTAGGGGCTGAACCACGGTCAATCCGCCATCTAACTTCTTCATTTTCTTTTCCAGACGCTTCATAAGCGGAATCGATGCGAAAATATTATCCACCATTTTTGGGATAAATTTCTTTTCCGTTATGGCGCTAATCTGGTCAAAAGATGAATTGGGATTTGCCATGATTCTCCTTTATCTGCCGTAGACCTCTTGGATCCCTTCGGCAGCAAGTTCATCGTATGACTTAGAACGAATGTTTTGAGCAGTCGCTATCTTTTGCTTCGGCGTAGTTCTTACCTCTCCCAGCCCAAGCTTAGTGACCTTTTGGATTTCTTTACCCAGTGTCTCCTTAGCTTTGACTTCGTGTCGTTTGACTATTTCATCAAACATGAAGACTTTAGCCGCATCATTGAAATTCTTGATATTTCTATCAAGTGCGAATTTGCCGATACGTCTCTCTAAGTCGTGACCATTCTCGTCTAATGTACTCCAGTCGAATTCAGGGTGTCCGTCACGGAACTCACGAATCTCCATATCGAGGTCTGTGTCCTCTTTGAGTAAAAGAGCCTGCTTATCTCGTTCCTGTTGGGACGAGACCCAGCCTTTCATGCTCTCTAACTCTTCAGAGAGTTTCTTAACGATAGGATCGGTGGGTGCCTGACCCGTTTCCTGCATCCGCTTTGAATAATTCTCTCTTACATGCTTCCACCACTCAGGGTCTTTAGCGATGTAATCTTCAAGCTTTTTATATTCTGAAAGTCTTTTCTCAGTATCCGCCCATTTAGTCTTCTGTGATTCTACAGTGGCTCTATCTTGATTAAGCTGAGACATTTTCTGGTTATAGTCATAACCCATTTGCGCAAGCTTAATCATTTCACTTCTTGGACGCTCAACTTCCTTGCCCTTCCAATTTAGTTTGAACATCTCTTCAACAGCTTTTTGGACCTCTGCTTTTGGTTCTACTTTTGGCTCTACAGTTTCAGGTGTCTGCAGAGCCTCACCTTCGTTCACTACCTTGGTTGCTTGAAAGCCATCAGTGGGACTTTCTATTTTAGAAAGCAAAGCATCGGCTTCAGCTTCAGTAGAAACAATCGGTGTATCTTCTAAGTAACCCATTTAATTAAACCCTTCCTTCAACGAATTCTATGATAGTGACCCTATTTAAAAGTCGTCTCATCCGAATGAATCTAAATAAGACTATCCTTTTATATGCTAATTTGCGCATGCGTTCGAGTAACTGTGCTTTATTCATAGAGCTGGGACCGCTCCCTTTCCGCCACTCATTGGCATTCTTCCCTTTTGTGGGCCTGGAGCAGGAGCTTGAGGTGGGGCCTCTGCCGGTGCTTCAGCCTGTGGGGCTTGTGGTTGTTGAACATTTTTACCTAAACCCACTACAAAATCTCGGTATTCAGAGATGAGTGAATCAAGTTTAGCTTTCGCCTCATCTGCAATGCCCTGTTCCGGAGCAATCAATTCTTTAAATTTAAGCATGTTATTGTGAATCCCGATAATAAGACCTTTTAAATTGGCCGAATTATCACCGCCGCCCCCTTCAGGGGCCGCCGCAGGGGCTTCACCAGGTGGTGGTTCTTGATTCATCATTTCATTGGGCATTTGGTGCTCCTTGTGGTGCCTGTCCCTCTGGAGGTGCAGGCGGTTGCGATTTAATACGTTGAATAATCTTAGCTCTGTTTGGATACTCAATTTCTTCCAAAAGCTCTTCTGGGGTCAGAATTCCCAATTGGAATAATTCTTTTGCTGTAGTCTCTCTTTTTTGTTTTGCAAAACCTAATGAACTACCAACATTCACTCTTATATCGAGTTTACTTTTGAGATCTAAATCTCTTGGCGCTTGCTCTTGTAAATCGTCGTTCTCATCCGGTTCAAAATTCTGTACTGTAATGCGCTTAACGATTTCACCCTCTTCGTCTGCAACATCAGTAATGTGAAACTTGAAATACTTGGTTACATTTTCATTATTGGTTAAACGAACGATTCTAGGTACCGTATAGAATTGTAAAATCCTATCGATCATAAGTTCGCCAACATCTTTTAGAAACTGTTCTAAATTTCTAGATTTGCCACGGATCCTAGTCTGTGCAGCTTCCTGCAACTGCTCAATTGCAAAGCCAGATGCATTTGGACTTGGAGAAATACCTTTAGAAACATCTGATGTAGACCCAAGCTTCGACATGACCCTTTCGGTCATTAGATTAAAAATTTCTAGGACATGGGGTTGTAATCCAACACCAGTTTCCCTACGAACTTCACTACCTTTTGTTTTTTCAACGACTAGCCCAGGTTGATTAGTAAGATTCTGAGTTTCAACATTAGATTCAGTATCTACAACCCAAATTGGATTACCCATAAGAATGAGTACATCCATGGCATATGAAATGGTTTTATTGATAATCTCCTGCGGAGATTTCATCTGCTCGACTTCACCCATTCCCCAAAACTCTCTTGGCATTATGTAATCGACTAGTTTTGCATGAGGAACTCTTCCATTAATGTAAGGATTAGAATCTTTTGGTTGGCCTGTTTTTTCATCAATAGTGGGATCAGATAGGCAAATCTGATTTGCCATGACTATTCTTCTACCATTTGGGTATTTATATCGTTCTTGATACTGCTTAGTTTCTAGGCCCGTTTCCGCATCCACATCACAACTGACCACTTCCTCTATCTTCTCGTACGATTTTAAATAGCAGTTAACCAATAAGACTTGGTTTGGTTTACCAGCTTGATTCGGCCGGAATGTTTCTATTAGAACTCTATTGTCAATTGGGCTTTTAAGCCGCATTTCCTCTTGATCGAATGGATCATGCGATGCAGCCGCTAATTCTGATAGATCTGGTTTAATCAAATCCGCCTTTTCAGGGTACATCTTTTTGACTAATCCAATATCAGTCGGTACTGCTGTTATGAAATACTGGCAGTATTCATCATTGATTTTACTTTTCGCTGAGGGATCTGGATAACAATGGAATGGATCCTCTGTCTCAAAAGCAAAGTCACCTATACCATCTAATAAATCTTGTTTCCAAGGCACACTTCCTATTGCTGTTCCGTAAATAGCGGCATCAATAATTGATTCAGCAACGACAGAGGCCCATTGATAGGCGTCCCATTTAGCTATTAATACTTCAGACAAAATATCTGAGAATTCCTGGTCGGTGGGATCTTCAGGTAGTACTTCAATGCGAGGTCTATTGTCGGTCATTAAGACCAATACATTTTGAATTTCAGAGAAGATGTAGTTTAAGACCTCAGAATGGCGGTATGAGGGACGCTTTTCTTTCCATTGTTTACCTCGAAAGAATCGATAGTAATCCATCCACTTATCATCATGAGCTTGGCGAGCGCGTTTTGCTTCAGCCAAAAGCTTTTCTACTAAATGGATAGACGCTTTTTCTTCATCGGTCTGTTCCTGTGCGGCAACGTTAACATCACCAGGATTACCGCCTTGAGCGGAGTAACTAGCTTGTGATTCAGGCATTTGTGGGGTTAATCGTCGTAGCTTTTAAGACGTGGTTTTTGATGCTTATGTGGGTTTTCATTACCTATTTCAACCCATCCACGGTCTTTAGCTAATTGCTTTGCGTGAGAATCACTTCGAACGACTTGCCCCAATCCATGATGCATATAAGCATTTTGAACGGCAGTGCCGTAAAGATGCACTTTTTTTGGAGCGAAGTCTCTAATCATAATCGTGCTGCAAACATCACATTGCTCTTGCCGATCAAAATCGGCAACAGCTTTTATAACGTCAGTCGCTTGATTGCACTTGGGGCAAGAATAAGAATACACCATTGCTCAATTATTTATTGTAACGCGATGTCCCTCCCCGTTTCAACCATTCAATACGTTTTTGTAAATCTCTGGGTCTTTCCATGAGATCCGGTGGGCTAGGCACAAATCTCTCACCCACCCTAAATTCTAAGCCTAAAGTCGTATACCTATCCGCATCGCAGCCATGATCGTTTTGCCCAACTGGCATTTGATCTTTCTCTCTAGAATCCTCTCCCAATTTCAATTCCTTAGGCTCACGGTAGCAATAAGTCGAATACTCATCGATTCCGGTCTGGCATTGGTCTTCGAAAATATAGAACTTTTCTGCTTTCATGAGCGCGTAGTGTTTGTCTATTCCGTATCGAATATCGTTATTAGCTCCCATAGCTGGTAATCGCGCACGGCTTAGAGCATCTATATGGGCTGGTTGTGATGGGTCACAGAAGAGCATTTTGAATTGGTAAATGGCATGAAATCTGGTCAGAATATCGACCACATCTGAAATAGTTAAGAAATTCTTATAAAACTCAAAGATCCGATAGTGCTTCCCTTCGGGTGTGACTCCACGCACAGTTAGACAGAAGGGATCTGGGGAGTAACCCCAATCTACACCACCGTAATAGATCGTGCCGGTAGGTAATGGGAACGATTTAATTAAGCATTGATCGTATAAATCGTAGACCAGACCTTCCATTTTGCCGAATTCGCCTTCGTACTTCATGGCGAAGCGTCTGGGGTCTAAAAGTGTTTTCTGTCTTTCATACTCTGTCTTAGGGAAATATGGACTATCGATAGAGCGGCAGTTGATAGCAGTTACATCTAATCGTTTTCCGGTCCTAGAATCCTTAATGAGTTGAGCTAGCCAATTCATTGCATAAGGTGTCGTTGTAATGTCAATAGGCGCCTCTTTAAACGCAGCGCGACCCATAAGATTCTCAAAAAAATACCTCGATACCTTCCCACCCTCATCAAGCCAGATATGACGCACATTGGTAATCCCCTCCACCGATTCCGGATCGGTTGCGGTTCGTAAGAAGCCTTTAGCACCCCAGACGGTCTTAAATTCCCCGCTCTGGCGATTGATCTTCACTAAACCCTTCGCCAGGTATTCAAATTTGGGTAGCGTTGCCTGGGAGAGCGTTTTGTACGTGTCTGCGGCAATGATAAACGTGTCTAACGAATCTTTGAAAAGAGACAGAGCTCTAGTCATTCTTAAAGCTCCGCCTGTAGTCTTACCAGACTGAATTCCCCCTATGTAGCAATTGATGCGGTTAGTCGCTTTAAAAAAGTCGGCTTGCTTATCGAATAGAATAATCTCTGGCATGAGGGACGGCTTAAAGCCGGTGCTCTCTTATTTCAGAATATCACTAGACGCGATGCCGTGAAACGCTGGGATCTCTGCATTTATCGTTTTTTCATGGAAAAAGTTGATATTTTCCATTGGTGCACCCCTAAAATCAGGCTTTTTGGTTCTGAAAGCCCCGTAATTGACGTTTTTTAAGAGTTTATCGCCAATTTTCAAGTCTTTTAGTGCGATTATTCGACGTCTGTGCATCGTTTGGAACTCATCTTCAGCTCTTGAAGGCCTTCTTAACGCCTTTTCGCAAGCTAGCATACCCAAATGAATATCATTTACGTACTTTGTCATCTCAGATTCACTAATTGCTACAGCTGAATCCGGAACCTGGCACATTCCCATGTCTTTAAACGCATCGAAGTGCTTTTCAAATACCGTTGCTCCGTACCCAATCGAAGAAAGAGCGACGATATTACTCAATGTATGGTCAGAAACACCGATACTGCCAGTGTGAGATGCTATTTGGCTCAACATTTGTAAGTGATAGTCTCTTTCTTGAGCTGGGTATGCTCCCACACAATCTAAAATGCATAAGGGGGCAGGGGATATCTCGGGCCATAAGTTAATTAGCCATTGAATTTCTAAATAATGAGAAGAACCAGTGGAAACGATTACTGGTTTTCCAGTCTGAGCAATAGCATCAATCAAATCAACGTCTTTCATATTGCTTGAGGCTATTTTATGGATCCTGACCAAATCATTTATTTCGCTTACCCTCTCCGCGTTAAAGACCGTACACATGAATTCAAGTTTTAAATCTTCAGCTCTTACTCTTAAATTTGCTAACCATTCTGTGGGCAATTCATACGGATTTTCCCCATCAAACCCGTACAGATCTTTATGTGAATAGAGCTGGAATTTGACAGCGTCTACTTTAGCCCTTGCCGCACTGTCAATTGCTCTAAGTGCAAAGAGGGCGTTTTCTTCTCTGCTGGCCCCTCTTTTCCAGGTAGACCCGATATCAGCTATAATAAATGGTTTGGAAAGCACCATTGCAAATTCCCCTTTCAAACGGCATTCTTAAACTTAATGGCACAAGTAAGATATGGTCTGGTGGTTACGGCGGCAACAGGAAGTTCAATTAATACTGCTTTCTCACTTGTCGCTTCAAGTCTTCCCAAAGCCTACAAAATGACCTACTGGAACGAAACCTCTCAAAGAGTGGCTTTTGCTCTAGCTACTTCCCTTCCAACATCCACTACCACCGACCAAGTCTTTATCCCTGCTCAAGGCGTTGCGGCCGATGATAGTAACTACGGTCAGCCGGTTGTGAGTGAAGGACAAAACCTTTATTTAAGAACTGATGGGGCATCGGTAGTATCAATGGCTGTTGTCTTTAATCTATCCATCTAATGCACGCAGGCTGGTTAAATTCCCAAAAGAGATTGATGAGGCATAGACCCATTAGACCTCTAGTTGTCTCCAATCTGTCTCAAGCCATTAAAGAACATAATGAGAATTGGGAGAGACTAGAAGGATTTCTAAGACAGAAAGCTGAAAACGAAGACGCTAATTTTGAATTGCTAAAATCTAAATTCCATCGCATGGATGAGAATATCTCCGATTGGCGTGAGTTAAGTTTTGCAGAGATAAGCTTGATAGATAGGGCGCATATCCTAAAACTCAATGAGATTTTGGAAATGCTTGGAAAGTTAGAAAACAGGCAAGTAAAGCAATTTCAATCCTTAGAAATCCTTGAATCGAGTATTAAGAATCATGTTTCCATAACGAAAAATAGTTTATATGGGCTTAAAGGAGATATATTTTTGGAAATGAATGTTCTCAAAAGAATGATTCGTTATTCATGGGTAGGTATAATCATTAGTAGTCTTATGACGGCTACCCTCATTTATTTATTTTGAAATTCATCGTGTTATATAAGGATTCACCGCTTCGGTCCCGAAGATTTCATCTAAATTGCGAAGCATCTGACCTAAGTTTTTAGTTGGATCGAAATCATGATGGTAGGTGTGATACCGACCGCCGCAAAAATTCAAATAACGATAGTAACCCTTCGGTGGGCTCACTTTACTCGCCTTCTTATATTGCCCATGCCCACGCGATGCTTCATAGAGTCCGACCAGCACTACAAGAAATGCGAATGGTAGAGAACCAGTCAGCCACCATGAGAAAGCAAATCCTGGCGGTATCTCAATCAAGAATTCAATTAAATTTAAGTGTAATTTCCTGTCTAATTGGAACTCCTTATGATGGCGAATATGTAGAGCCTGAAGCCATGACGGGCCAAAGTGAAGCCCCACATGTTCCCAATACATGTAAAAATCGACAAAATAAATTATCGTCAGGTTCTTAGTCCAGAACCAAGGCCACAACTCCAATCCAAGTTGATGGAAAAGAAGATCGATACATGCCGCAATGATGTAGTTATGAAGCATCTGCTTAATTACCTTCCAAAGATTCTCAGTCGATAATTCCAATTAATTGCTCCATTTTTGTGAGAATGACATTTTCCACCTCGATCTTTGGAAGTCCAGCAAGCTTCTCTCCAGCTCTTACTAAACTTAGTCCCAGATCGCTTAAAACATGGGCTGTCACGTTATTCGTCACAACCGAGTACGCGATACCTTTGAAAGAATTGGCAACATGCATTTCAGCTTGCTGTGCTGGATTCGGCTCAATTGCTTTTACGGTCGCTAGGATCGCGTTTCTCTTTGCAGCGGTTGGAACGGAAATATAATCAACCAAGGCATTCATAAGAGAAATCATTGCGGCTCGCCTAGCATATCCCGCCGGAGTATGTGTGATAATGAGATTAGTTCCCCAATTGATAAATCGTTTATCAGGATTAGTCATCGCTCCAGGTGCTAATGCTAAAAGTGCTGGCGTCACAAGAACTCTATAGAACGCATAATTTACGTTTGCGGCTTGTCCTCTGGCCCTAAAAAATTCGCAGTAGGTTAAAAGATCAAATGTCGTGTCTTCGGTATATCCGCCTGGGAACAATACTGGGAGTCCTAATAGTATCGGTTCACATGTTCTTCCTTCCGATGCGATCCTAGACTGCCCTACTGTTAATGTAATTGGTGTCGCCATTTACGCTCCTGCATTTAGCATTCTCGCCCTAAAACTGGTGATTGGCTGCAAATAAAACCTTACAAGTCCTGGGAAGCCAGCCTGACCGCCATTAAAAGGAGTATTCGCTTCCCCGCCAAGACCACCCGTACAATTTGAAAAACCTGGGACTAGTGAATTTTGACCACCGCTTCCTGATTGTTCCTTTGCACCCTGAACGCCATTACCGCCAGTAACGTTCTGTGTTCCTCCGCTTGCCGTTCCACCAGTTCCTGGTGTTCCTCCGTCGCCACTACCACCGCTGCCGCCGTTTCCAGTCAGTGAGTACGTACTCACGGTTGTTGCCGTTCCTGCAGTTCCGGAATCTGTAGTCCCTTGTGCTCCACCTGTACCTGGCGTTCCGATACTAAAATTTACGACTGTCCCAGGCGCTATTTGCTGAATGAGCCTTGCTACTCCTCCGGCCCCGCCTCCACTTCCGCCACTCTCTTTACTATTGGGATCACCAGCCCCAGCGCCGCCTCCAGGGCCGCCACAATCAAGTATCCTTCCTATATAACCGGACGGAATTGTATAGCTGCCAGCGCCCGGAGTTGTAAACATGACAGTCATTTTAGGCGCTGTTTCCTTTTATGTACGTAATTAGAAACCAGCGGTTAAAAACCGTTGTGTACTGCCAAACAAACACATCCATCTTGTTCGCTGTCGTGGCAGTTATCATTGCAGACGTAATATCTTCATTAAATGAGAATGCTCCTGTTGATCCGGTGGCGAAAGTAGGTGTTCTCGCTGAAGTGTCAGCCCGGTGCCAAATTTCCATGATTTGTCCGTTTACAGGAGAGCCAGTCGGTGCAGCAAATGTTCTATCTCCACTGGTATTTGCATAAAAAATTTCACCCTGGCTTGAATCTGGCGTAATCGTAGCCCCATCCGTTAAAGTGACAGGGGGTTTGAAACCAATTGTGTGGGTAGCGCCTGCTTCAGTGAATTGTAATGGGTTTGAAGCGGCAATAACTTGTGCTGCGGTAGAATCGCCATTGATACTACGAAGTGCCGTCTTATCTGCAAAACTCATTTATTTGCCTTTAAGAGCTAGGCACTTAGGACAATCGACGTTCCTCCAAAAATACCTAGCTATTTCAAATCTATCTGGTTTCCCTTTGCACAGAATTATCTCTACTAGGGTTTTTGGCAAGGCTCTTAGTTTATGTGTGAAGCGTAGTGGCATATAATTAAAATAATACCACGAAAAAGGAGAGAGTGATGCGAGTCGCCCTTGTCTTCGCTTTAGCCTTATTACTTCTTATCGCTTCAATGGCATTCGGTTTTCCGGGCCAGCAATTCTTTGATGATAGTATTCAGGGTTTAGAGCTTAACCCAGATGACCGATGCAATTGCGGTACTGAAGACCCAGAGCTGCAGTATGAAGAGGAAGACAATTATGAGACAGTTTAGAATCATTTCTTTTCTTTAGGTGGATCAGCGCACCAATCTATTTTCTTCTTTGTGGATCCGTCATAACCAATTGCAAGGCGTTGATCGACCATCATTTGAGGAACGCTTAAACCGTCTACAACAGGAACGGCTAGAACTCTAAAATATTTATCTCTCGCCACTAATTGCAGGTCTAAGCGTTTGGCAGTTACTAAGATTCGTTTCAATACTTCTTTGCCTTTTGCCGCTACTGCCAATTCGCATGGATCAGTAGATGACATTTCGGCCGCATCAATACCAAGAATCCGTACAGGAATGCGTTCTGTGAATACCGGGTGCCCTTGTCCTGGCATATTAACGGTGAAAGTATCCCCATCTGCATTTTCTACAAATTGAACATTGCAAATAGTTTTGGGATCCATGACACAAGAAACCCCATAGAACATGAGGACGGTAAATAGGTTCATTTTTTCAGTAGAATGCGTAAGGTATTCCACGGATCTTCTCTAAGAATATCGCGCAGGCAGCGTACAATCTCACGCATTTGAAAGACGTTCACCTGCCGTTTCTTCCCTTCTCTCCGACAGAGCTCTAAGGATAGATGCGTTAGGTTTTTTATCTTCATAGATAAAAGGGTATCACTGTTAATAAGCCACTAGCAATGGTCTACAAAGGCTTTAAGTTAGATACTGTGGGTCTTCAGTCGGTGTCCATTCCCCACACCAGTACTTCTCTGGTACCGAAGGAACGGCGTAGGTCTCTTCATAATCGTCTTTATCTTTGATGAATGCGGGCATTGGTGGGTAGCGTCTACACTCACCGATTTTAGATTGAGCTCCAATGCGGTGATAGAACACGCAATTAGCGCATTGCTCAGGATCTGGCTGGAGTAATATCTTTTTCATCTTTTACATTATTCTGAATGATTACTTGTTCATTGTAGATAGGCATTTTGATGACGATAGGATCGAATGGTTCCAACTCCCCCGCTTCAATGCGCAAGATTTTCCAGTGCATGAGAAGTTTTGATAGAACTCTTTCTGCTATATTTTCGTTTTTAGAACTCGCTAATTTCCAATACATTCGGATGGCTTTTTGTTTCTTTGCATTGAGGAATTCATCGTGTGGTTTGACAGCTTCATCGAATGCGTCTTGCCAAAGCTTACGTGTTCGACGCAAGTTAACTTGTTGTCTATCAAGCCCGACCAATTCGCCTAAGTCGATATCGGTCATGCCTGGATACTCGACTTTATACGCCAACATCTTTTTGTCAGTCTCGTCTAAGGGCGCGTAATGAGACATTCGACGTCCGCGTCTGACTTTGTCTGCCATGTTTCCTGACTATTGTTTTGGGTTTAGATTCTAGTTTAACAGCTTTCTGCCCGGTAAAACGCTCCCAACGATCAATCACACATTGTACGTATTGTGGGTCTATTTCCATTCCGAAACATCTTCGGTTTGTTTTCTCGCATGAAATTACGGTGGTTCCGGATCCGCAAAACGGCTCAAAGATTATGTCATTTGGATTAGAAAAGTTTTCAACGATATCCGACCACAGGCGTTCTGGTTTTGGGCAGGGATGATTGCCAGTGCTTTTATCCCTGAGAAACCCAGAATCAACATGGTGCTCAAATACATCGCTGGCTCTTTTTCTGTCGAACTTGCCAATGAAAATTATGGGCTCCCATTGCCATAGGTGCGTAACCCTGCCTGTTGTGTTGGCGTTAGACTTGACCCAACATCCGATGTGCGTGATGTTCGGGGCTACCTGGCACCAAATTTCCAGGTTGTTACAACCTGGTGTTACCACCACCCTACTAGACATTCCCACCCACTGGTCATGCCATTTCATTGCTTGTTCGCGCCATTCGTCTTTTGACACCTTCGAGTCGTCGTAAGAATTGTAGTTAAATCCTACGTTATATGGCGGGTCGGTAAAAACCATATCCGCCTTCTCTCCATTCATTAGTCTCTCGACAGCTTCTCTATTAGTAGAATCATTGCAACTGAGGCGATGACTCCCAAGCTGAAACATATCACCGAGTTTGATATCAGTAGGACGGACAGCTGGAGTGTCGTCAGCATCTTTGTCTCCGTATTTATCTGCTGGCTCTAGTTCGAAATCCTTTAGCCCTAAATATTCCAAGTCAAAATCAGGGCCATAATCGACAACATCTACGTTAAGCCCTGCTAGATCTAGTTCGGCCCATCTGGCAATTTCATTATCGCTTACTCTAAACGCGTTTTCTTGGTCTTCGTCTTTGAAGTCTTGGTAGAGGACCGGGCAGGAATTAAGACCAAGCGACTTGGCCGCAAGTAATCGACCGTGACCTGCAACAAGTTTTTTAGATAGGGTTGATACGATAAGTGGAACTCGCCAGCCTTGATACTGGATAAGTTTTGCAAGTCTTTCGATTTGATCTTTGCTATGGATATTCCTGTTTTTGGGGTTGGGTTTGATCTTTTCAATGGGTACCCATTCAATTTTTTGCGAATTCGATCCTGACTTTGATTTTTCCCGCCCCACGTTTCGTCTTTTCCCATAAGTAAGTCGGATAGCCAATCACTTTTGGGGAATCGTCTTCTAAAACCCCTAGTTTGACAAGGCTGTCGATAATCGATTTCCAAGATCCAACTAAGCCATCATAGTCCGGCTCTTTGCAACTAAAACGAGTGAGAGTTATCTTTGCTTTTTGTGCCTTAAGTTTTCGAGAGCCTTGAGGGATGTGTGCTAACAAATGCCCTACAATTAACTTCTTTTCTCTCATTCGCTTGGCCCAGTGCATCGTGTTTAACTGGTTTTGGAGTGAGGGGAGTAGATTTAGCTCAAACTCAATAACCGTCATTCGATTCAACGCTATACCCCTTTTTGTCCCTACTCTTTTGAATCAGGGCCCGGGCTTCTTCCAAAGTCTTAAAAATTTTATTGCTCTTAATCCCGTTGCAAATGTGGCAAGTGGCCGCAAAATTAACATCCCCGCTGTCCTGGGAGTAACTGAACGGCAAAACGTGATCCCAGTTAACCCTTAATTTGATAGCCTTGTGCTTTCTGTAAACAACCGAATTTAGGGGCAGATCACAATACAGACATGCGTTGCCTTGAACGGCCAGAATATGCTTTTTTACCGTGGCACTTGGCGTACTGCGTCTCCCTTCTGTTTGGACTAATCTTCTGACCTTGTCGGCCGAAATATCTACCAACGCGCCGCAGCAAGCAATTTCCCCGTCTTGAATGAATCCGTATTGGTTACACGATGTGCAATAGCCGCGCAGCAACATGCTGTTTCCGTACAGGGCGGCATGTTGGTGCCTCGCTAGAGGATTTGGATTTTTGATCGTCATTTTTGCACTACAGGCCCTTTAAAATCGAAATTAAACCCGTTGTAGAATCGATCGCGAATCTTATTTGCCTTCTTTCCGCGCTTTACTAGCCTCAATAGCTCGTAACTGGGCCAAGGCCTTTGCTTTAGATTTGTGAGTGCCTAGGACTTTGGATCCATCGGCTGTTAGGACTTGATAGGTACCCTTCGTAATTTCACGGATCATATGTACACTCCTTACAAACTTTGATTTCTTTAGTGACCTCGTTCTTTAGGCATTTAATACAGATATATCGGCATTTGGGAACGGGAGTAAAAGCGTCGGATAACCTTTCTTGAATATTCTTCCATCTCCATTTTTCTTCCCATCCACTACCAGCTAATCTTTTTGCCCCACGACCACAATTCTCGTATTTAACCCCTCTCCCCACTTTAAACATCCCCCCAATGTTTAAGCTTATTGTCTTCTAAATTCCATCCAAGTTCGTCAAGATGTTTTCGTAAAGGCTCGTAATGTTCAATCATCCATGCCCACCCTTTTGACCCTTGCTCCAAATGATGCTTTCGGCATTGAGGAATTAAATTCCATTCTGAATCAGGACCGCCAGAGCCTTTAGTCTTAATATGACAACAATCAGAAGGCGGGTTCTTGCCACAGACAATACAGGATAACTTTCTTATCCGTGCTTTAGCCGATTCAGACTGAACTCGTCTAGGTTTGGGGAACATCCTATTAACTATTCTAGCTTACTTTCACCCAGCCACGATCTACCCATAATTTTAACCATTCCTCTGGTTTATTTTTACCTATAGCCCATATATTCATTGGAAGTTGGAATTTTCCTTCTTTTGATTGCTCTAGCCAACTAACCCAAAGTAAAGGCTTCCACTTAGGGAATTCCTCTTTAAGAGATTGTGGGTTTCTAGATAGAATAGGAAAGCCATTTTCTGAAAACCCAACTACATACCAAGGTCTTTCAATAGCATTTAAAGCACCGCTTGAGGCAATTACACGGTTGATCTGCTTTCTGAATAAAGAAATAGGAAAGCCTTGATTCTTTATCCACTCATCCTCAATAGAGAAATAGATCTCAATTAACTCACTAGCCTTTTCAAAGCCCAATTTATCTATAGCCCAATTGAAATGGACGTTATCTTCTGGTTCTAGTAAAGGCTTAGCACCAAAACGTTTTTCAAAGGCTAATGAAAAACAATCTTTGAACGCCTCTACGTGTTTTAGGAAGGTAACCTTTTCTAACATTTTAAAAGCCGTAAATCATTTAAGCTAACCGTGCTACTGCGATACTTCAGGTAAACTAGATGGCTAGGTCTACTTCTCATTATTTATTTTTTTTTAAAAAAATTAAATCCAAAACCAAGACACACCTCACCCACTACCATCACGGTTGTTTTAAACAACTCGATGGGCCAGGCTTATGACTAAAACATCTTAGTCATAGGGAGTATTCCCTCGGTGTCCCTCAATGATGACTAGTCTTAGAGAGGGCTCTGCCTTCTGCCTTGCACTAATTCCCAACCCATCAGACGCCACGCCTTGTTTTGTCGAGACTATTACGTGGCTCCTGTCGTGTCTTCCTAACCACCTGATTTTACGAGCTTTGCAGGGGTTACATTCTCGGCGATTGATTATGGTGCTTAATGTAGTAGGTTAAGACCATAGTTTGTCGCGAAACTATTTATACCGCTCGATTCGCAGCAATGCAAGTCGGGCGGTTTCTTTTTGCTTTCTCCCCCCTCTTGTGCCAGTTTGCTTGGGTCTTGGAGGATTTAAGAATGAAAACAAATCGTGATGATTTTGTGGAATTGCAAATAGAAGAAATACGGTCAGCGGATGGGTCCACGTTGAATTTCTGGAAATCGGGCCTCACCAAGCGTGAATACTTCGCTGCAATGGCGATGCAGGGATTGCTTACTAAGACTATCCTCGGAGGTGATGATTACCTAAGACAATTTCCAATCAAAACAGCCATTGCCTATGCCGACGAACTTATCAAACAGTTGAACGCTACTAGGGAAGAAAAGTGAAGATTGATTTTTCTCCGTCTTGCGCATTCTTTATAAGTTTTGAAAGAGGCTGGTTCCTATACCAGCGCTTCCCTGGTTTTTTGGGAGTTTTATTTTGCGGAGTATATGCGACTTTAGTTTGGAGACCAGTTGAACGCTAAGGAGGAGAAGGGTGGGCGGTAACCAAAGCAAATTTGAAGTATACATTATCGTAATTTGGATGGAATTCATGGAATGGTTGGAGAAGGAAGTGCCATGGTTGTATAAAAAAATTATCAAGTGGGGAAATAAAAAGGACGCTAAGGAGGAAAAATGAAGTGGGATGGAAAATCAGAATTTGTTGTTGGTGAAGTTGATGAGAATAATAACGTCATAAGGGAATTTCGCATTAAACCAGGAGAAGAGTTTCCGGCTGAAGCAATAAAGCTAATTAAAGCTGATGAATATTTAGAAATTGACCACAAGGGCAATTATTCGCGGGAATTGGTAAAAAAACATTTTGTTAAATTGAACACGGAGACGAAGGGGGAGAAATGAACTGGCCAGAGGCCGTGGTGCTTATAGGAGTTTTTACATTGATTGGTTTTATGTTCTGGGTTGCGCTTGGTTGAACGCTAAGGAGGAGAAGTGATGGATAACGTCGTGAATTGGTTTGATTTGGTAAAGCGAATGCCCAAGGACTTTATTTACTTTTGTTTCATGCAGGTTGTCGCAGAAACAACAACCGGGAAATACGGAAATACTGTAGTGCCAGATCTAACGGCCATGGACGCCATTTCTAGGTTCGCAAGAATTCATGGAATGAAGGGGCACGGTAAAGATGAGTTTTATGATTCTAATAGGGAGTTGAACGCTAAGGAGGAGAAGTGAGAAGAATGGTGAAGCCAATTCTTGACGTTTCCTGCGGCGGCCGAATGATGTGGTTTGACAAAAATCATCCAAATGTTGTCTATGCAGATCGACGGAAGGAAACCCACAAGCTTTCAAATGGAGCAACACTTGTAATCAATCCCGACGTGTTTTGTGATTTCACTAAGCTCCCATTTGCGTCGAACTCCTTTTACTTGGTAGTTTTTGATCCGCCGCATCTTCGGGGCGTTGGAAAAACAGGATGGATGATAAAAAAATATGGCTCTTTAGATTTTGACTGGAAAGAAGTATTACGAGCCGGCATAAATGAATCAATGCGAGTTTTGAAGGAACACGGGACTCTTATTTTCAAATGGAATGAAACGCATTTTAGGGTATCTGAAGTGATTGCCGCCATCGGCCGACAACCTCTTTTCGGGCATCGAACTATGGTGAACAACAAAACTATTTGGATGACTTTTATGAAAGGTATAAGTTGAACGCGGAGACGAAGGGATGAGTGAAAGAAAATACCCACATCCTGAAATAACAGAATATCAAACCGAGCTTTTCCTAGAGGCGTTTCAAGTGATCTTTCATGACAAGACTAATGAGATACTTGTTTCCACGAACAACACCACTCGAAAAGAGGTGCGTGAATTTTTAATAAAATCTTTGATGACTTATTTGGGAGTGGAGATGAAGGAATGAAAAAATACTCCCATATTATTGAAGACCCGGCATACAAGAAACTCATCGTAGACCTTTGTAAACTTCAAGATAAAAAAGCTAAGATTCGCAGATTTAGAAATCCCAGATTTCGAGCTGCCAAAAGTTATTGGCAGGGCTTCGCGCAAGGAGTTGCCTGTGCTCGTTTTATGGTTGAAACCCTTAAGCATGTTGATGCGGAGACGAGGGAATGAGTGATGCTCCAGACGAAGTTACTCGGTTGAGAGGACTTAACGATTTCTTATTGGACAAAGTCGGTCGCCTTGAAGCCAAACTCACAGCTATTCAAAAGCTGGTGGAAGAGCAGAAGGCCAATAAGCCAGACCTTAACGATATGATGAGCGATGAAGAAGTTTATTTTGAATCAGCCCTAAGAAAATTGCACGCGGAGATTGAGAAATGATTGAAATAGATGCCGGATTAGGTAGAGGTACTTTAGATGACGTTTACTCGTTCATAACTCGCCCGCCATTCAGAAGCATACTCAATCTCGAAACACAGACTAGGGAACTTCTCGTCCACGGTGACGTAAATAAAGAATTCCGCCATTGTCAGAATCACAATCTTATTTATTTTGATGTCGCATGGTCTGGGATTTTTCCACCACGGAAAGAAGACGTCTACTCAGCCTTGGGTGTTTTGAAATATGGCACTCGTCCGTTATTTTTCCATTGCCGTCATGGCCGCGAGCGCACCGGATTCTTAGCTGCCGTGTATCGAATGCAAGTGCAGAAATGGCCCTTTGAAAAGGCCTATGAAGAATGGATTGCTTTAGGGTGTCGCTGGCCGACATCGTGGCTGTGGAAAAAGGAATTGAGAAAGTATGAGGTGATTAAGAAATGAGTTTAGCTCGGGTCGGCGTTGAAGGAAACGCAGGGAGCCTGCCCTATGCCAGTCCCGAAACAGTTCTCTGACGAGGGAATTGATTAGAGCCAGGCACATGTTGGATGCATTGTCGTGACTTGAGAAAGGTACCAAGTATCAAGCCCGGCACCCGAGCTAAAGTTTTGGCCACTTGGGAGTTGAGAACTCTGCCCTAGCTGACGGGCGAAGGGTAAAACGTTTCGATTTAGATATCGCGTGTGGGTGTAAATCCCATCGAGTGGCGTTTTTAGTTAAAGTTTTATGGCTGCGGCCCTATGAGATGGTAAACCCTGTACAGGGGCTCAGAAATGAGATGCTGTTGAGGGCGGGAGTCGTATCAACGAACAGTCTGGTATTCGATAAGTTGATATATCGGAGTAACCGCAGACCCGCAGCTAAAGTTTTATGGCTGCGACTGGCCTTTAGGGCTGGCTAACGGCATCGTGGCCTGGGGTGAATGCCGAATCTCATTAAGCTCCCCAGGATCGCAGCCTTAATATTTATGAATCTATTTCTAAGAATATTGGTGATTCTATTAATCCTCTTTCTCGTTTCTTGCTCTCACATCCCGCCATCCGAAGATGAATGGAAAGTGTGTGTCCAAGATCAGCTTGATTTGTACGGGGATTTATGTGCAGAGAGTTCCTCAGGGTATGAAGATATGAATGGGGATGACGCTCATTACGAAGGCGTTAGATGCGCTGTTGAGGGAATCTTTTATTGTACAGGCAAATAGCCGCTTCAGTTTCCCGGCTACCCCTTGGGGGGGTCGAGAGGTCGGGTACAAAATGCGTTGTATTCCTCCGCATGCAGTTACCCACATGAAGCCGAGAAAATCTTTAAAACGGAACTCCCCCCTCTTCATTCAAATCCGTATTAGCCTCAGTCCAAAAAGCATCTTTCGGGTCTAAAGGCAATAGTTTGACCATTTCAATGGCCGCCATCGTCTCAGCCCCTGGTTTTATCGGTAATGGTATTGCCGACCATTGAGTATTTAATCCCTCTCCAACACGGCTTATCTTGATGTAATTCGTTTCCAAAGGGTAATCCTTGTTTAATTCCGATAGCAATCCGTACATCTTCCACCCAAATTCAAAGACTTTAGCCTCTAGTTTTGCAGGAGCATTCTTTTCAGCCGTATTAACCACCAAATTAAGCCGATATCTTGATTTTGGCTTGTGCGTCTCTTTATACTCATCTGTCACCTCATCAACTAAAACCGAACGCTTCTTTTCATTATCCCAGTAATTCTTATAGGCAAAGACCTCACCACGAAAGATCCCAACTGTATTCTGCCCATCTTTCATCGATATGAAGTGTTTAGATAGCTCACTTTTCTTCGTTTCTTCGAATTTCATACTGTCTCCTTTAGTTTTTTGAATTGATCGCACTTTAGCGAAACTTCACAATAATTTTCACAGCGAATATTCTCTCCAGGTCGATATTCAACCTTGGATCCTAATAAATTCTTTGCATGCCCCTTAGCTTCACTCTCAGTATCATGCAGTTTCACAGCCTTTATACGGCCTGGCATCATGACAGCGTAAACAGGGGGTTTTGCCCACCTCTCTTCATCCGAACATTCCGGTAAGTCCTTTTTAGCAGATTCGTGTAAACGCACCCGCTCTTTAATAAAATCCAAAGCCAATTTCTCTGGCCATAAAGGAACGTTAACGACAATGACTTGAGATTGGGGATATCTAGAATCTCTTTTGGCCTCTAGTTTGGACCAGTCCCGTAAAAGACCGACTAATTCTAATTTATCGATTGATCGACCGTTAAGACGTGCCAAGGCAGCGTAACAGTTGAGCTGTTCTTCGAAGTTTCTAGGGGCCTTTCCATCTTTGAATTTATAGGCTGTAACAAACTTAAAGTCCGTAATTGTCTTATCATGCAGAAAATCAACCTGGCCCGAGACGCGCACATTGTCGACATTTCCGAAAAATCGGATCTCAGATTCTCCAACACCAGTATTAGCTCTCTCAATGATTGAGTGTACGATTTGACCATAAAGCGACCAGACATTATCGGAAACATCCCCTTCCAATTCATTATGATGCTTTCTTGAAAGAGCCACAACTCTAGGGGGGTCTAAAAGCGTTGTCACAGAGTAATCTGCCCCACCATTAGTGTAAGGGTCATTACGAATGGCGTTTACCAAAGCCTGCGGAAGCTTAAATCTATTTAATAGCTTCACGCTGTTGAACCGTTTTTAAGAAGGCTTGGGTAAAGTCTTCTTGAGTAATTAGGTTAGCTTGCTTCTCATAGAGATCTTCAATACCGGCAATAAGCTGGATGTCGTTTATATGGCCGTTGAGATAGACTTTAACTAGGGCACAAATCGAAAAGATTTCATTTTCCGCCGTTCTTTCGGCGATGAGATTTCTTAGAACCATGGCGCACCTCTAAAATGAATCTGATGTAATCAGAGAATGAAGAGCCTAAACACCCCAACATCGCCCTACGCTCTTGAAAAGTCGGTAATTCCGACTTCAATTCACTGATGAGCCTCTCGGGCATCCTGATTGCCATCAACTTCATGTTAGACATAGAGATACCGTTGCGTTATACGATTAGTCAAGTTTTATCCTCTTTTCCCTCTGCTTTGGCGATTGTATTTTCCAGTTCGTCTAGCACGTCAGCCCATCCATAAGATAGCTTTGTTTCAACGTGAATACGGTTCTCATTCAGTGCGCCAGCATCATGAAGGATGTCTAACTCACCAACCACAAATTTTAAGGCTTCCAGCAATTCCGGCGCAGCGGCGATGAGTTTGGCGTTAGCTAACCAATTTTCGCCGTCATCAATTACTGCGATATTGACGTGGTTCACCCAGCTTTCATGCCCTTTTACTGCGTCATAGGTGAATTTGCCTGCAAAGACAATCTCGCCGTTATGACTCCACGGACCTGGTGTGTGTTTACTCATTTTCGTAACTCCTTTGCTCCAAAATATCCAGCAGCCCCACCGGCTGCTATACCAATAACAAACCAAAGAATTGGAGAAACCCCAGGATCGGGGCTTTCTAAAAGATCACGCCTTTCAATTTCTTCTTTGAGCAATTGACTTGACTTGATTAATCCCCAATTCGCATTCTGAAGGTGTTCATTGGTCACTTCCAATTCCGCGTTGCGGTCCTTCATTTTATAAAACTTATTTAAAGTATCTCGTGCGACCTCAGTAGGGATAGTTACATCTTCATCATCGGCGTACGCCATGGGATTGAAAATAAGCGATAAAATAAGTAGGCACTTTATATACAACATATTTCTGCCTCCAATACCCATATCGTATAACAGCGTATAACATAATGCAAGGTATCAATTGTATCGATTGTGTGTTGACCTAAGTAGGCTTAGCCTTTAGGTTATTCCTATTCGATTTGTGGGGGTAAGTTTTGATTGCGCTTTCGATTCTAAACACCGTCCTATTAGTAGCCCTGTTAGTTACCCAACAACTAAAGCGCAAGAAACTACCCCCCGAAGCCATCCAAGACGTAGTTAAAGACCTTAAAAGCCATGGATTTCTAGTCCTAAGGCTGGAACCAGACGCTCTTTACTATAGGTCTCCTAAAAGATGAAAGTCCTTATTACGGGCATCACTGGAACGCTCGGAACTCATGTCGCACGCCTATTATTAGAAGATGGGCATGAGGTCATTGGGTATTCCAGAGACGAATTAAAGCAAGTCCAATTCCCATGGAAATCTAAATGCACCCTGTATTTAGGGGATGTCCGACAAACCGATAGGCTATTAGAAGCTGCAAGGGGTGTTGAAGTCATCTATCATTTCGCAGCCCTTAAACACGTAGACAAATTAGAAGAAAACCCAGAAGAGGGAGTGCAAACCAATATTGGCGGGACATCGAACGCTCTACATGCTCAACGCATCCACTCGATCCAAAAAGTCGTTCTTTCTTCTACCGATAAAGCATGTTTGCCAATTAATCTCTATGGCATGACCAAAGGAATTGCGGAACGTCTCGTATTAAGAAATCCAAATAATGTTGTCTGCCGCTATGGAAACGTCGCCGCCAGCCGTGGATCCGTTATCCCCACATTCGTTAAAAGCATTGAAGAGGACGGTTGCATTAGGATCACAGATAGGCGAATGACTAGATTTTGGGTTAAGCCAGAAGACGCTGCCATTTTTATTTATCTACAATCTCAAAGACCAACTGGGGGTTTAAGAATCCCACAAATGAAGGCCTATCCAGTCGTCTCATTAGGAAATCTAATCGGAGAAATCCTAGGGAAAAAACCGAATATTCTAGAAATAGGAATTAGAGCTGGAGAGAAGATCCACGAGGATTTAAGAACTGATGATGAGGGCGGGAAGATGAATTCATCAGACCGATCCTTATGGTATACCGAAAAAGAAATGCGGGACTTAATAGAAGAGACAGTTAATTCATTATGATTTGTGTCATTGGCAATAAAGGCAATATGGGTCGGCGTTACGAAGCCATTTTAAAATACCTACAAATCCCATATGTCGGATATGACACTGGAGACTTAAGAGCTCTTAAAAATGAAATAACAATGATGGCGGATCAATTTATTATTGCGACCCCAACCCATACCCACGAAGGAGTTATCGATTCGTTAAATGCACTAAGAACCAATGTTGAGTTCCTTTGCGAAAAACCCATTACTACCGACAATATTGAAGCGGTCTATAAAAATTGTGAGGCATGGGGAAATAGACTTTATTGCGTCAATCAATACGAATTTATCACGCTTACTATGCTCCATGGAGGCGAGGAAAACTCATTTTATGATTATTTCAGTTCTGGAAAAGACGGTCTTTACTGGGATTGTTTCCAAATATTTGCCATGGCAAAAGCTGATGTGATCGTAAAAAACGAATCCCCCATTTGGAAATGCACGATTAATGGCGAGCCAATATCCATCGCCAGAATGGACATGGCGTACATCGAAATGATTCAAGACTTTGTCGGAGACAAAAAACGGATGTGGTCTAAGGAATTGGTAATCAATACGACTAAGAAGATTCAAAACATATGCGCAAAGTGATAGTGGGCATTCAGGCAAGATCAGATTCAGAAAGACTTCCCGGTAAGGTCTTGGCAGTTATCGATAACAAACCCGTTTTAGATTGGATTTTGGAATCTTGTTTAGGTGTCATTAGATACATGAGAAAAGACCGCGAAACTCTAAACGCTGAAATATTTTATATGCTTTTGGTCCCAAAGGAAGATCCATTAGCTGCCATATATCGATCCAAGGTGCCTACTTATGAAGGCGATAAAGACGACGTCTTATCTAGATATGCATCAGCGGCAAAGGCATACGATGCCGATTATATTGTAAGAATTACTGGAGATTGCCAAGCGATACCGACCCATATTATTGCTAAGCACATCAAAAGTGCGCTTATAAAAAATAGGGATTATACGACTAACACCCTAATTCGAACGTTTAAAGAGGGTATGGACGTCCAAGTCTTTTCTAAAAAGCTGTTGTATTGGCTTCAAGAAAACGCGACCGAAAAGATGGATCTTGAACATGTCGGCACGTTGCTCAATAAAGTGCCGTTCCCATTCAAAGATACAGAAGGCAGGCCATCCATATGTCATATCTTAAGCGAATATTACGAACCGGATATTAAAACCTCAATCGATACAAAAGAGGATTTGGATAAAGCAAGGATTAGAGAAAATCTTCTAAAAGACGCAAAGAACCTGGCAAGACGTACTGGGATAGTAGTCACATGACAAATTTTTCATGGTATAGACGCGCTCAAGAATCCATCGCACATAGCGCATTAACTAATTCCAAAAGACCAGAGACATTCGTTTTTGGAGTTTACCCAACGCATTTAGAAAGAGGGCATGGATGTTATGTCACAGATACGCAAGGGCGCCAGTATATTGATTTTATCTGTGGTTTGGGCACTAATCTGTTGGGCTATAACAATAGACATATCAAAGAGGCTATCCAAAACAAATTGGATACAGGGTTTTCATTATCTTTGTCCTCAACCATGGAAGTAGAATTCGCGGAAAAGTTTAAAGCCTGTTTCCCATTCGTCGATAGAATCAGGATCTTAAAATCCGGAAGTGACGCGTGTACCGCAGCCATTAGAATGGCAAGGGCCGTAACAGGATGGAATCTCATAGCCTCTGAAGGTTATCATGGATGGCATGATGAATTTATAAGCATGACGCCGCCGGCGAAAGGTATTCCAACGCATTTCAGTGAAACGATCGGCTCGATTCATGATTCATGGGATTATGATCGTTTGGCTGGGATTATTATTGAGCCTGTAATTACAGATTTTTCTGATACGAGAATGATCTTTTTAAAGAAGCTACGTGAGATATGCAATGCCCATGACATTATCTTAATTTTCGATGAGACAATAACTGGCTTAAGATTCCCTGGTCTTTCGGTTGCTGTATGGTCTGGAGTTACCCCTGATCTTATAATCACCGGAAAAGCTTTGGGTGGTGGAATGCCAATTTCTGTTGTGGGGGGCAAAAAAGATGTTATGGAGAGTGATTACTTTGTTTCTTCTACATTTAGTGGGGAGAGGTTATCTATCGCCGCAGCTATGGAGACATTGGATCTCTTACGTACGGAGCATCCGGTTATCAACATATGGGAGCAAGCCAAAATATTCCAAGATGCATTCAATCAAATAAATCCTGACTTAATCAAAATGGAAGGCTACCCGACAAGAGGCATTTGGAAAGCTAAAGATGATTTGACCAAGGCTCTTTTTTTCCAAGAGTGTTGCAAAGCAAGAATTCTCGTTGGACCATCCTACTTTTGGAATTTGAATCATGCAGAATTGACATTCGAGCTTATTAAAACATTTACAGCTATCTTAATCAAAATAGGAAATAATGAGGTGATCCTTGAAGGAGAAATCCCAAAAAAACCTTTTGCAGAAACCGTCCGACAAATGGATTGAGCTACCCATTAAGTTCGAACTTAAGGGGCAGGCAACACAAGAGAAAATGGAGCTGTCCACGAAACTACTTATCCAAGCTGATGATATAAAAAGGGTTTCAGAACACCCCACGAAAATGAATAGGTGTTTAGTGGCACTCAACGACGGAGCTAACTTTGAAGTTGAGCAGTCATACTACAGGCTTAAATCTATTGTGCTTGAATATGTCTAGACCAATAGTATTTCTAGATGTGGTGCCTTATGAATCGGCTTTTCATTGGAGAAATGATCCACAAATTTATACATGGTGCAGACAGCATACGATTAGAAGCATGGGCCAGCATCAAGAATATTGGGCTAAAGTTGATTCGGAACATTCAAGCCAGTTTTACGGCATTTATGTTGCCAAGCAAAAGAATAATATATTTCCGGTGGGTGTGTGTGGTTTTACTGGGATCAATTGGATTAGTAGAGTTGCGGAATTCTCCCTATACATATCGGTTAAACATCAACGGCAGGGATATGCAAAAGAGGCAATTAAAGACCTCTTTTCAAGAGGATTTTATGAATTTGGGTTAAATCGCATTTGGGGTGAGACATTCGAGGGGAACCCAGCGTTGACACTCTTTGAATCAATTGGGATGAAACAAGAGGGTAAATTAAGGCATCATTATTTTAAGAATGGGAAATTGATTGACGCCCATATTATGGGAATATTAAGAGAGGAATGGGATGCTGGACATTCAACTTGCTATCTCAATCATGTGCTTTATAACCCAAGTCGGCACTCTGTGGCTTATACACCGGATTCTTAAAGGATACGGACCCATTAATGAAATTCCTCTTTCACTTCGTAAAAAACCTAAAACTAGAAATAGAATCATTGCTAGAACAGATGAGCAAGAAGCCGAGCTCGAAAAGGAGCTCAATGCGCAGAACGGTTGGGATTGGTCTTAAGGCAGAAAGATTCTTCGCCCGGATTTGGGAGCTATCACCTGAAAGTGCTGATGCCTCATATAAGGGTAACGGTGTTCCAAGTAGAGATCACATTCAACTATCTTGTCCAAGTTGTCAATGCACCACCCGGAAAGCTCTTTCTCAGGATCATTTACATCGCATGCGCCTGCTTGCCTGTGGGCTGAATTGGGATTCGATGGGTTTATTCTCATCTGCATCTGCTCGGTTCTTACACCTGAGGTGATAATCATCGGTCTTCCGTAATATGCCCTAAGCATATTCATCGCTTTAAAGAGCTTCTCAAAATTTCCTTCTTGTTCCTTAGTAAGAATGATTCCTGTGGGGTTTAATTCTTTCTTCGTTATCATTTCACTAGATCAGATGGAACTCCAACCTGGCTTAACTTCTCTCTTTCGGCTCTCATCTTTCTCAACGCTCGTTTCTTTGCTGAGCTATTGGAAATATCTGGATTTGTAAGGTCATTTAAAAGCTCTTCTATGATAGCTAAAATTTCCTTTGGTAACCAAGGAAATAGTTTTGCCACATAAGGAAGACCTATTTTAATAGCCAAAGACACAAGTAAATTGATTAGCCATGCTGGTATCATTGCCCCACCGCCCTATCGTAGATAGCACCACATAGTTTTGGTGCAGCGAATTTTGCCATTACTTTCTCTGCTAAATTCCCCAATGTTCCACAGAGCAAAATAAAACCAGACCCAGAGGATGCAAAACTACAAGCTAAATACGCTCCCCAATAGGTTGCCTCTGGTACCAATCCATAATAATACTGCCCCTCAACACAATGGCGCAGATACTCATCTTTCCTATCCCCTAAGACCTGATCCATGGGAAATGTTTTGGGACGGAAGACTATTTTTGGGGTGAAATTGAAAATTTTAAGCGCTGTTAAATGCAAACGCTCGCACATAGGAAGACCTAAAAGCAGTTCAAGCATGTTGTATTTCTCAGTTAACCAAGGCCAGATTTCAGAATGATCGCCAATGTCTCTCGTGTCTTGACTGGCATTCGTATACCTAGCAAATTCCCATTTGTACTGATTGTCCCACTCTTGCACCATAACTGCCGCCTCTAATAAGTACCCTTCTTTTTGCAATTGGCTTGCAGCAAGTCTAATGGCGCCATCAATGGCTTTTTGAGAAATCTTATTTAGTCTACCTTGTAGTATTTCCTCTTCGGCACGTCCCGCCTCTTGCACGGCAGTAACAGCGCCCATAGATACACTTGTAAGGCAGAGCAGAAAGAATAGAACTTTCATTTTTTACCCCCTGTTTTTAGGCTACCAAAGCTTTAACTTTATTAACAACGCTTAAGACATGAACCACAGCATCGACACCATCGGATGCGACATCAACCACATCTTTAATTTTAGCCTCATTGACCTTATTCTCAAGTGCCAATTTACCTTTGAATTGATCAACTACTTCTTTTCGTTTCTCTGGCACAAGTAAAAGCGGTAATTCAGCTTTTAGGGCTACTGGATCAACAGCCAAAGCAGCCATTGCTTCGTCTGTTAGATTAAAGATAACTCCAATCCCCTTTTTGTTTTTTAGACCGCTTAGAACATTTAATCCTTCAGCGACAAGAGATGCATATTTTTTCAAGTTTTCCATTTTTACCTTCCCGTAAAATAAGTGACCGCAACGGTCACAGTGAATGTTAAAAATCCGACTAAAGAGCTAATAATAACACTTATCCATTTAGATGACGTATGCGTTGTGATCTTAAATTCCTGTAAGGAATCAATTTTAATAGTGATGTCATCTAACTCTTCCATGATCTCGTCAAATCGTCGCTCGGTCTCCCGAATGTGATGTTTTAAGAGATCATCCATTTTATTCACTCATTTTGTGAATCCTAAATTGTGCCGATGCTGCAGTAATATTATTAGTAGTATCAGTATGGGTTCTCACAATATCACCTGGTATAAGCCTAGCCATGGCACTCACACATAAAATCGCATCTGCGGGAGTATTCGCGTTGGACATGAGCCTATGTGCCGTAGTGATCCCAGTGATGTTACTTGTAAGTTGGTTTGAATTAACACTAATACCATGGGCTGCCGTATTGCCACTTCTACCATCGGAATAAGTGATTAGATAAAGTCCGGCTTCATTGATGGTGAGTGTCATTCCATCGGTTGCGGAATCAGCGTATGTGATCGCTGACCCAATCGTAGTTGAATTGCTCCATCTTCTAATGGCAGTATTAGTGGATCCATGACCATTTGGGGAATCCCCGATAACTTGACTTAGTTCTTGGGTATAATCTGAATTGCTATAAAGACTAATCTCACTAATGGCAGTAGCCCATGTTCCTGCTGTGGCTTGATTGCTCTTTAATCGACCGATCAATCTCATGCCAACATTACTTCTGGCTGTTGTTGAATAAATCACAGTTCGACTATCTGATGCTCCAGCGCCACCCTCAGCTGTTGTGCTCTGTCTCGTTCCCTCATCAATTCTGGTGGTGGTTGCAGCTAATTCAATAGTTCCAGCATTGTCTAGGGCATAAACATAAATAAACTCGTTGGTAGCACTGACATGACCCAGAGTAGATCCTGATGAAATCACTAAAGACGTTGCCGAAGTCGCGGATCTATATACTGGTGTTCCTGTCGCAGCAGTAGCACTTCTAAAGGCAACCTCAGCCACATTTGTTGCGCTTGGGTCGCTGCCATTTGCACCTTTAAGAGCAATGGTTAAAGCACTCGAACCAACTGAGGCGGTTAATGCAAGATTATTTATATGTCTAGAATCTCGGACCTCTTCAAAAGATAGACCTCCACTCCCATCAGTAAGAGTTCTAAATCTAGATGTTCCCCCACTCGTAGGTGTAGTAAGCGTATAACTCGAAGCGACTGTAGCTCCACGAATTTTTGTGGTTCTAGCTGCCGAATCGGCACTTCCCAGATAAAGATCTCTTAATCCTACGGTCGCCTCTCCAATATCATATGTAAATGTCGTATTGAGAGTAATTGACGAACTCAAATCCGCATTTATAACAAGGCTATCGGCAGTAGAAGACCCTAAAATGACATTGCCGTTGGCTGTAAAATCATTGATGGTCAAATCTTTTGAACCGTCACTAATACCATTTAAGACATCGGTGAAATTCTGATTGACCTGCGAGCCATCTGCGGTAGTCCCATTAGTAAATGTGTATGTTACGCTTGGTGCTGACATTATTTTTTCCTTCTATTCATTGGATTTTCCTCAGCCGGTTTAAAGCCAATAGAAACGGGCAATGCAACACGTCTTTGAAGTGCAGACGAGAATTTTTCACCAGAAATCATACCAGTCAAAAGTCTATATAATTGATCTTTTGAATAGGTCTCTAATGGTCCAACTAGACTGACCATGTTTTTAACAAAATTTGCCCAATTGGTTCCTCTTGGAGTATCGCTTCCACCCACTCTTTCAGGAATTGATTCTATAAAAGTAGTTATATCTTTAGCTTTCTGACTACCATTTTTCCCAAATAATATAAAAAGATGCTCTGGCTCTAGTTGCTTAACCATTCTAATAAACCCAGCCGCTGTGCCGCCTGACTTATCTTGTAACTCTGATAATCTGGCACGTCTCAAGGCATCAAATTCGGTCGGAAATTGCTCTTGAAATTTTTTTAATTGGTCCAAATTATTTAAATTGAAAAACTTATCACCTACTTTAAGTCTTTCCGTTTGCTCTATCTGTTTTGTAACAGCCTGGAATGGTTTCGTTGTTGGAACCTTAACTGGTAGGGCTTCTCCAACAGTTTGAGCAGCTCCCTTATAAATACTATCCGCCAATTCCACAGCTTTACCGGCTTGCATATCACCGACTTTAGCACCTGCATCACGTAAACCCTGCGCTCTATCTTGTGTAAGTGCTTCATAAATTTTACCAGCCACACCCTTAGCAACATCATCATCAGTATTGCGCATGAAAGCGCCAATACTTTCTCTTACCCTTTTCAAATCACTTATTGTTTGAATGCGTTCTAGAGCTGGCTTGAATTGATTTAAGACGTTCTCAATTGTTTTAGAATTAACATCCAATTGGGCAGCATCTTGCAGATCCACAATAACATTATTTGTCTTTAATATGGGAGCGGTTGCGGTTCCGTATTTTTTATATAATTCTTCGTAAATCTCTTTTGCTGGGGCAATCATATCATTTACTTTTTGGATTAATCGCTCTCTAACCGATGCCCCCACTTCAGCCTTCGACAATCCTATAGCCTCTTCAAACATAGATTCCGCAACGTCATTTAATTTCTCATTACGACTTTGCATGGCAGCTTTAGCGGCATTCGGTAACGGCTCATTTCTCATTGAGGATTCTAATTCCTGAATGAATTGACTTTTATATAATTGCCCTGGAGTTGGTTCTATTCCTAATCTCTTTCCAGCTTCGACAGTTTCCTTTGCCCCCTCTTTTAGCAACCCCTTTTTTGCTATCTCAGAGCCGACTTCACCTACTTTTTCTAATGGAGCACCAAAGGCCCCACCAATAATAGTGCCAGCCGCTATTCTTTCTAACGATCCCTCTGGTTTTTTAAATCCCGTTGGGACTTCAATGGCCTCCATTGCTCCAGTTGAGGCTAATCCAGCCAATCCACCCTTAATGGCTCCTCTCATATAAGCATTGGCTACGTTATAGGCTTTAGAAAGAACTTCGCCCCCCTTCATAGCCACACCGCCAATTTTGGTACCTATATTTATGGGGGATGGGATAAAAGCTCCACCAACTTGTGCGGCTATATCTGTTCCAGGCGCTGCCGCCTTCTCGGCTCGCCGCTGTTCCACGTCTTCTTTATAAGCACCGGCAAAATCCACTTGCGGACTGAAAGATTTTACAGAAGCTTTTAATGTGGAAATTACCGGCTCAGATAAACCTAATGTGTGTCCTTCTAGGGCGCTGCGCCCAACGAACAATGCTTTTTGATATGGATCTTCTAATGTTTTAGCTGCCCTTCCTACCTCGATGACGTAGCGCTTTTCATCATCGGAAAGCTTGTTAAACTGGTCTAAAGCATTATTGGAATTTTCATTTTCCGCCATAAAGCTCCAGGAATTCTTTTTCTAGATTTTTATTGCTGGATGATTTACTCACACCAGATTTAGCTTTTCTTAGCTTTACCGGCTCAGCGATTTCTCTATCTCGAATACCGATTTGTTTAGGCGTATACCCTCTTTCAACGGCTCTATCGGCAAAAACACTTAAGTTTTCATCTAATGCCTGTTTATAACCTTGTATGGATTGATGACTTTGATCTACTATTTCTTGAATCTGTTCTCCTGTTAATTTTTGGCTGCCTTTTCCAGTAAACCAGGCAAAAGATGATTGAATATATTCCGGCAATGATTGATCCTTACCTATGTCAGCAATACTTCTTACGTTCGGATTCCATAATTTTGCTGCATTAACTAATAATTTTTCAGAGGATTCACTTGAAGCCGCTGCCCTAGGAGCGGCCTGCAAAATATTTTTGTAGTTGATATCAGCCTGATTATAAGTCTCTGAGACCTGGCTAACATCTTTAGTGAGCGCATCAATATCTGCTCGTGATTTCTCAATATCACTTTTTAAAGCAATGTAAGCTTCTTGTTTCTCTCCTGATGGCAATAAAATGCTTCCTCTTCTGGATGCAAATTGTTTTGGCGCTTCAGCTTCGCTTGGTGGTAAAAGGGTCTCTTTATCATCGCCAGGAAGTAACATGCTTTCCTGATCTTGTGCTTTAATAGGGAATGCCTGTTCATTTCTTGCGGCCAGTTCACCTTCTGTAAATGTCCCACCAGCTTGTCTAGTGGCAACACCAAGCTTTTGCTCTTCCACTCCCTTTTCAGCCATATTTTTAGTAAATGAAGCGTAGCTTACTGGAATTTGAAAAACTTGATTCGCTATCTGTAACCCTTTAAGGATTTTATCCGCTGTGGATTCTTCTTTGTCTCTTTGCTCACTTCTAGGGCCTGGAACTTGAATAGGTGTAATAGGCATTTAGACTACCTTTCCGCCCAAAGATTGTTTAAAAGCTTGGGCCAAAATAGGAGCGTATTCGTTCTGTACTTGTTGTGGAGCTTGGGCCGTCGCTTGGAGAGCCTCTGCTAATTGTCTTGGTGTGTCTTGGACACTAGCTTGAGCCTCTTGACCAAATCTACGGCCCAAAGCTCCCCGTTCCTGTTGAGATTCAGGAACTGCCTGTTGGCTTATTCCACCCTGTTCTGGTTTATCTATTGCCCCACCAACGATACCACCGAGTGCAGAGCCGGTACCGGCAGCTCCTAAAACACCTGGAATTGCGGCAAGTGAAAGACCGCCCGTAAAAGGAGCTGCCACAAGAGCTCCGGCCGCACCTACGATGGCCCCAATAAGGCTCCCAAGACCACCACCTCCAGAACTTGATTCAGTCTGAGTTACTTT